ATTACTTACTGCTGAATTATGCTTTTCCAACAGCGTCACGAACTCCGTACAAACCAAATGCTGCGAGTAATGTCCAAACAACTTCAGGTACTGCTTCTATAAGACCTGCTGCTTGTGCTACTCCAACAACACCAGCAATTACTGATGTCCATACTGTCTTTGATTTCCACCAAGCTTTATCTGCTATGATTGCCATAATTAACTCCTTTTTTTTATTAAAATTATTAGAATTGTAGTATTGCGTAATCGTAACGAAGTGTTATTGCAATATCTACTGGATCAGTTCCTGAACCCCAATCTAAATCATTAAAGTTTGCTGACTGAATCCATGCTCCTTTAAGTGTCCATTCCTCAACTTTATCACCAACTGGACCTAATACATTAATTGTAATATCTTTTTTATAAAAATCTGAATATCCATCTCTTCCTGTTACAGATTCGTGTGATAATCTAACCCATTCCATAACAGCTTGTGCTCCACTCGGAACAACTGGATCATATAAAGTAACTTCTAAAGTTTCCCAAGTTCCTTTACCTTTTACAAATCTTTTTACATTAATATGATTAAGTTCAATTTCTTCAAATGTAATAGTTGGTCTACCTGTAGTTTTAATAAGATATGCAGGTATACCTTCAATGTACATGATGTACCGGTTTTTCGTTTTCGGTTCAAACGGTGTGAACATTATCTCAGAAGGATCTAGTAAGTCTGGCATCTGTATTCTCCAATTTAAATTTATCTAATTCTACATATAAATATCATAAAAATAAAAAATATTCATTTTAACATTTTAGTATTCTTCTAAGTTTTTTAGAAGTTTTTTATTTATACTCAATAATAAATATATTAAAGCAATAAAAAACCTCTCATTTCTGAGAGGCTTTTTATTAATAAGATTTCCTTACGCGTACTTTACGATGGGAAAGCTGCTCCTGTAGGTAAGACAACGAAATCAAGTACAATAAACTCTGCTGTACGAGTTGGTTGAATAAAAATTTGACCAACTAATTGATTTCTGTCTATCACATCAGGGGTATTGTTTGAATCATCCATCACAACTTTAAATGCTGACAATCCAGAATTTTGTTGTACCGACTCTAAGAACGGATTAACAATATTCAAGAAACGAGCTCTTGTTGCTGAATTATTTTGTTCAAACAATAAGTACCTTGAACTTGAAGCAATAAACTTCTTCAGTTTAATCAACAATCTACGAACATTTACACGATCAAGTGCTGATGGTCTTGCTTGGAGTGTTTTTTGTCCCCAAACGACCACACCTTGACCTGGAAATGAAGCTATAGGATTGATTCTTTCTTCATACAAACTATCTCTTTCTAAATGAGTAAGTCTTGTTTCAGCTTCTAGTACAGTAGTTAATCCACCACGATTCAAACCTGCTGGTGCGAACCATTCATGTGCTACTTGGTCAGTATATGCAATTACACCTGGAAGTACCACTGAAGGTGGAACCCAAACTGGAAGTGAAGTAACTCTATCAACAATCTTTACCCAAGGGTAATAAGTAGCAGTATAGTTAGTATCCATACTTTCTACTCTGCTAATTGTAGTTGCTATAGACTCTCCCTTCTTCGAGGAATCTACTATGTAAAAACAATCACCACGATTTTCACAAACCGAAATAGCATCAAATGTCACTTTACTATGTAAACCATGAATAATACCTGGAGTTATAATCATATTAATATCAAACTCATCTGGATTACTTATAGCTCCAAGTGCACGTTTATATGCTACTGAACCACTAGTCTTGGCTCCACTACAATCAAATCCCATTACATTAGTAGTTGTGATATCTTCTCCAGTCAACTTAGATTCTGCTGGATTATCACCATCATATCCACCCTGAAATGGAACTGAGAATTGTCTCTGTTCTGGATCAGAATTTTTAAGAGTAATTAAATCTGTATCACTAGCAGATTTATCTTCATGTCCATACATATTGCCTAAACTGAATGCTGCATTAGTTCCGGCATGAAAATCATTAGTTGGAACTAAATACTGTCTATTATCAAGATCTTCAAGATCAATACCATAAAATATAGACGAATCATATGTGTCATTAGTATTAGATTGATCAGTTACAAAAGATGCAGTTGGAATTTTATTTGCATGAGTTGCAGTTGAAGATAATGGTGTTTGTATAGCTTTATGTCCCCAAGGAATTGTTTCTTTTGGATAACTACCTTCATTAATTGGACCGTAAGAATTTGGATCAACATAGATATGTTTAGATCTGTTTGGCCAATCACCATGATAATATAATTTACCATTAATTGTACCACCACTACCATCACCAATAGTTGCATATCTATCACCAATTACTCTTGCAAAGTAATTTTGATGATTTGGATCAAAATTCAAATTATCCCAATTTTCGATAAGATTTCCAAAATTAATACCATATTCAGCACTATATACTCCTAAAGTAAATGTACCATATCCTTCTGGATCTGCTACTTTTGCAGGATCTTTAATGTTACTAATACCAACAAAGTATTTGTTATTCACATATAATCCATGTGATCTAGTTTTTACCTTAAACAAATCTAATGGATCATCACTTCCTTGTTTTTGAGATACTATCACTGGAGTTTCAGCTTCTGAATACTGAGTATCAAAATCTAAACTTCCATGTAAAAGTGATCCTGTAGTTGTAGTATGTCCTGCCTGTTCTACTGTAAAATTCTTATACAAATAAACTGGCATTACTTTTGCTCCAGCTCCTTTTTCTGCTGAAGCGTTAGATCCAAAAACTTTTCCAATGTAATCATCACCATCTTGATCATCTAATTGAAAAGACCAAGTTGATACTGCCACACCCTTAGATACTAAATTACTACCACTTATGATAATTGATGAAGCATCAGATCCTGAAGTTACAAGTACACTATCAGATAAATCTATCGAACCATCTGATCCACCCTTAGAAGGTGCAAGTACTGCGGATATATAATCCACTGAATTTGCTGCATCTATACCACCTGCAAATTGAACAACTGCTGCATCTGCATGAGTCTCTACAATTGTAGTATTACCATCAGTTCCAGTTGTTTTTTGATTAAATGTAGCTACTGCACCAGCAAAAGAAGCTGATATATCCAAATCATTGGAAGCAGATATGTCTGCAATTTTTGCTGATAAAAACTCCGCACTTTCATTAACTGTACTTCCAACAGCATAGTAAAATATAGGTGTTACATCAGCGGTAGGACTTACCGAAGAAGTTGATTCAAATGTAAGTTCTGTTGCATCTGAATCAATTAATTTTACAGTTTCACCATCAGTTGATACATCTGAAAAAGTGAGAGTAGCTGATGCAGTTGCTGCCACAACCGCGTCTTTTTGTTGTCTAATTGCAATATAATCTGCTGTATACCCTGTAAGGTCAAGTACCCGTACAACCGTTACAGAACCTGCACTACGCAAGTACTGTTCTACCGTATATGGTGTATAATATCGTTTATCTGTCGATCCAAAAACTTCTTCATACTCTGCAAAGTTTCTAACCAAAGTTGGTAAGAAAGCTGGCCCTTTAACAGTTGGTCCAATTATTACTGCACCAATTGAGGCTATTCCTTGCGGAAGAAATGATAAATCACGTTCACGAGTAAATACACCAGGACTTACGATTCTTTCTGCCATGTGTTTTCTCCTAATTTAATTTTAATTGAAAGATATATAAAACATTCAACTATAAATATTAAATTAAATTCTCAAAATACTATTTTAAGAAAATTTTTATTTAGTTGGAGTAAAAACTCCAGTAGCAGGATCTAATGAACCAGGACCATACTTTTCATTAAGGTCTTGAACTATTTTAGCTTCATTTGATTGAATTTCAACATATTCTTTTTCAAGTCCTTCTTCTGCATTATTAAGACCATCTAATTGTTGTGTCAATAAAGTTCTTTGAACTTTTAATTGACCAAACTTTAAAATTGTATCTTGATATGAATTCTGAAGTTCTTGAAGTTTTTTAAGTTCAGTATCATCAAACTTAACTTCTGAATCTTTAACTTCTTTTGATTCTAATTTTTGAACTAATTTAGATTCTTCAGGCATAACTTTTATTCTCCTTTATTATAACGTGAATGTTATATTATATTAATATATATTATGAAAATTTCTTTTAATTAGATTTATTTTCTAATTCTTCTACTCTAATTTTTAATTCTTTAATTGACTCTAAAAGAAGAGCAATTATATCTTTTTCATGTACTCCATATAGAAAATCTTCTCCATATAGAACATTATTTGTATCAGTTTTTTGTGGAATTGGAACTGGTATTATATTCATTAATTCTGGAATAACTTTACCAACCTCCTGTGCAATAAATCCAAGTTTTCTTCCTTCTGGCATTGGTTGATACGTATTACCTTCATTCTCAGTTTTCCATTCAAAATATACTCCTGATAATTGAGAAACTTTTTCTAATGCATTGTCTATTCTAATTATATTTTTCTTTAATCTTTTATCAGAAGCTCCTATTTGTAATCCACCACCTGATGCTGCATATACATCACCTCCCGCTGATAAATTAGTTACTATCATCTTGGAGGTTGTATCATCAAAATCTACACTAAACGAATTACCACTTCCACCCCAATCTGTATCACCAATATAAACATGACCTTCTGACTGTATTCTAATAATCTCATTAGGATCATCAACATACATATATGTACCATTTATTGATCCATCATAATCACCAATAGTAGAAAATCCAGCTGATTGTAATTCAATATCACCAGTAGAATTATTGAAATCAATTACAACTCCAGCTGAACCTTCAGTATATTTTAAACCTGCATCACCATCAGCAGCATTAAGTGGGTTTTTATAAACTATCTGATTTGCAGCACCTGCTACTGGTCCTGGTGATCCAGTACTTCCAGGAGAGCCTGTACTTCCATTAGATCCTGTTGGTCCTGTTGGTCCCGCTACAGTACTGTCTGATCCTGTTGGGCCTGTTGGTCCCGCTACAGTGCTATTAGATCCTGTTGGTCCTGTTGGTCCTGTTGGTCCTGCTACAGTGCTATTAGATCCATTTACTCCACTTGAGCCCGAACTTCCACTTGATCCACTTGATCCAGAACTTCCACTTGAGCCAGAACTTCCACTTGTTCCAGAAGTTCCACTTGAGCCAGAACTTCCACTTGAGCCAGAACTTCCACTTGAACCACTTGTACCACTTGATCCAGAACTTCCACTTGTGCCACTTGAGCCACTTGATCCGCTTGTTCCAGAAGTTCCACTTGAACCGCTTGAGCCGCTTGTACCAGATGGTCCTTGTACGGTGCTATCAGATCCTGTTGGTCCTGTGGGGCCTGTTGGTCCCGCTACGGTGCTATCAGATCCTGTTGGTCCTGTTGGTCCTGTTGGTCCCGCTACGGTGCTATCAGTTCCTGTTGGTCCTGTAGGGCCTGTTGGTCCCGCTACGGTGCTAGCAGCTCCATTTACTCCACTTGAACCACTTGTTCCGCTTGAACCACTTGTTCCACTTGAACCACTTGTTCCGCTTGTTCCGCTTGAACCACTTGTTCCACTTGTTCCGCTTGAACCACTTGTTCCGCTTGAACCACTTGTTCCACTTGTTCCACTTGAACCAGATGTTCCACTTGATCCACTTGTTCCAGATGGTCCTTGTACGGTGCTATCAGATCCTGTTGGTCCAGTTGGTCCAGTTGGTCCAGCTACGACGCTATCGGATCCTGTTGGTCCAGTTGGTCCTGTTGGTCCCACTACAACGCTATCGGCTCCTGTTGGTCCTGTTGGTCCTGTTGGTCCCGCTACGGTGCTAGCAGCTCCATTTACTCCACTTGATCCACTTGTTCCACTTGAACCAGATGTTCCACTTGCACCTTTATCACCAGTTCTAGCGAAAGTAACTATAATATCTTCTGTATCACCAAATGGTGATGCCTCTGAAGAATCTACTACGGATATAACAACTGTATGCCAACCAGTATTATCTGTCTGACTCGAAATTGTACCTAATATAAACTGAGAACTATCAGTTTTATTTGAAATCTTTACATGACCTTTAATAGTTGATGAAGAATCATCTATAGTAACAAGATAATTTGAAATATCTATACCATTAACATCTTCTTCATCTAAGTATATATTTACAGAAGCATTTTGTGTAGCATCATTTAATCTTAATTTTCCTGTTCCTGGATCTGCCTCTGTAGTAGTTGTACTAAAATCATATTCAAATGCAGCTCCACCAAAGTTTCCGTCTACTCCACTTGAACCACTTGTTCCGCTTGAACCACTTGTTCCACTTGAGCCACTTGTTCCACTTGAACCACTTGTTCCACTTGAGCCACTTGTTCCACTTGAACCACTTGTTCCACTTGAACCACTTGTTCCGCTTGAACCACTTGTTCCACTTGAACCAGATGTTCCACTTGATCCACTTGTTCCAGATGGTCCTTGTACGGTGCTATCAGATCCTGTTGGTCCTGTTGGGCCTGTTGGTCCCGCTACAGTGCTATTAGATCCTGTTGGTCCTGTTGGGCCTGTTGGTCCCGCTACGGTGCTATTAGATCCTGTTGGTCCTGTTGGGCCTGTTGGTCCCGCTACGGTGCTATCAGCTCCATTTGCTCCACTTGAACCACTTGTTCCGCTTGAGCCACTTGATCCACTTGTTCCACTTGAACCAGATGTTCCACTTGTTCCACTTGTTCCACTTGAGCCAGAACTTCCACTTGTTCCAGAACTTCCACTTGATCCAGAAGTTCCACTT